CAGTTCCTCCAACTCCTCGTTCGTTACCTTATCGTTCAAAAAATAAAGCAGCACAAAATTCTTCTTTTAATTTATCAAAAATAAGTAAAAAAGAAAAAAAACAATATCCCCCTTCTTATAAAGATAATCATGATCAAGGACCTATTGCAAGTGGATATTATACTACTGATTTTAAATCTTGCTCTGATGCTAATATGATTGAAAAAAAAGACGATAATACTCATATATATGAAACCTTTAATAGTTTAGAAATAGATGGTTAAATTAGGAAAGTAAATAATGGCTAAATTTAATGTACCCAGCGAAAAAGCACAAAAAATAAAAACTGCTTCATCAGGAGCATACACTTTGCCTCCTATGAAAAATGCATCTTTGACAAAATCTCAAAATGCTAATATCCCTATTACAAAAAATGCCCAATTTGCTGGATCAGGTGCTAATTTTGCTGTTACTCAACCAATGTTCTTTTCCCCTTTTCATACTCCACAAAATTGGCAAATTGCTAGCAAGAGAAGAGAAATTTATCAATGGTCTTTTATAGATACAATTAAAAATCCCTGTTATATCACTCAAAACGGGGATTTTTCATTAATAAACATTAGTGAAATATTTAATGATCAAAAAATGTATATACAAAATTGTCAATCAAATAACGTCATGTATATACAAAATGGTAAAGCGGAAAAATCATCTATTGATAAAGCTACTAAAAGATATGTAAAAACATCAGCTAATAAAATAAAAATGATGGGAGTAGCAGAAGATTTATGTGTTACTCATAATCATAATTGTATGATTGTTAAAAAAGAAGATGTTAAATGTCATAAGACAACTAATTCTAAAAAATGTGTTTGTAATATAAATTCAACTACATGTAAAAAGTACAATTGTTTTGAATATCAAAATAAAGAATATAAAGTTTCTAAAATTTTAGCTAAAGATGTAAAAAAAGGAGATTGTGTTTTAATTCCTTTTAATACTGATGTAAAGAATAGTCAGATAAAAACAAAAGAAGAAGCACAGTTTGCTGGACACTTAGCTTCAGATGGATGGGTAGTTAATACAAATGTTACTAAAACGTGTAGTATATGTATGCATCATGATGAACAAGAATTATTGACTCCTATGTTAACTTATATATATGAAAAGTTTAATGCAGAATTAAAATTTAATAAAAAAGAATCTAGTAAAGTTACTATTGTTAATACAGGTAATAAACAACTTTTTAATTTTGCTTCGTCTTTAGTTAATGGAAAATCTAGTAATAAAAAATTTACGGAAGAAGTTTGTTTACTTGATCCTAAATTACAGTTACATGTATTAGGTGCTTATATTCAATCAGATGGACATTATAATAAAATTAATAAATGTGTTGAGATTACTACTTATTCTCGACATTTGTCAAATCAATTATTACAAATGTTTTATAGATGTGGAATATTAGCTAGAGTTACAAAACAACCAATCAGCCAAAGTAAGAAAACTTTTCCTACAAAAAATACTCATCGTTATATTTTAAATATTCCATCTTCTTCATGTTATAAAATAAAAGAATATGTTCCAGGTAAAATTAAAAATAATGATTTTAAAACAAAAGGGTCAAATCAAAGATTCTTTTGGAAAAATTATGTTGTAGCCCCTGTAATATCAAATGAAAGTTTTGATTATGAAGGTTATGTATATGATATTCGAGAACCAAAAACAAATACTATAATTGCTAATGGAATTTCCATTTATCAATGTCGTTTTTATTTTATGAACGAACCGAAGGTTGCTGCTGGAGTAGATTTTTATTCTCAATTTAGTATTAATGCTTTCAAATTAGAATGTAAGAATAAAGCTGTTTTACGTTTTTATGAGAATATGATTGAAAATTTAGAATTATCTGAACGTTTAAATCAGATCAGTCATGAATATTTTTTACTAGGTGATGTTTTCCCATTTTTGGAAATTGAGTGTCCTCATTGTCACAGTTCAGGAATATTACCTGATGGTAGTCGTTGTCCTCATATAGATGGTACATTTAAATCTATTAAAATAATGAATCCTGATTATATAGATATTCTTACTCATCCTTTGGATGATATGCCAAAATATTCTTTACTTCCTGATGAAGAGTTAAAACAATTAGTTCAAAAACAAGAACCAAAAGCCTTATATGATCAGTTACCTAACAGTGTTATTAAATTGGTAGCTACAGGTTCACCTATTCCATTATCTGAACGTTCAATTAGTCAATTAAAGTATGGAGGTAGTTATTACACTCCATACGGAACACCAATGTTACAAAGATTATTTACTGTTTTAGCATATAAAACTAAATTAATGACAGCTAATTGGATCACAGCAGAAAGATTAATTATTCCTATTCGTATTGTTAAAGTTGGGGATAAGGATCGTCCTGCTGCTGAAGAAGACTTACAAGATATTTCAAATCAATTAGCAGTTGTAGCTAATGATCCTAATTTAACGATTGTTACTCATCATGCTTTTGAAGCGGAATGGATAGGGGCTTGTTATGATAATCAAACTGAAATATTAACAACAGAAGGATGGAAATATTTTTCAGAAATAGATAAAGATGAGATTGTTGCTACATATAATCAACAAAATGGAGAAATGCAATATCAACAAATAAATAAATATTATGAATATGATTTTGAATCTAATGAAATTCTTAAAATGATTCATTTTAAAATGAAATCTGTAGATATTTGTGTAACACCTAATCATAGAATGTTAGTAGAACGAAATGGAAAATTATGTGAAATTTATTCTCAAAATATTAAACATGATGATAAATTTATTTCTACTATTAATTGGAATGGTAGAATTCCATCAAAATTACCGTACTTAAATTCTCCTTTATCACATTTAACTCTTGATGAATATTTAGAATTTATAGGTTTTTATTTAAGTGAAGGTGGATCTAAAGAGCATAAACAATCAAATAATTCTAAAAAAGTAGTTGGATGTTCTCTTTCTCAAAGTATTAATAATGTTAATTATGATAAAATAAAAATTCTTGTTAATAAAATATATCCTAATTTTTATGAATATATAGATAGTAGATATGATAATGATGATTCTTTTATGACTATAAATAATACTAAAATTGCTAATTATTTATCAGAAAAATTTGGATCTCATTCTTGGAACAAAAAAATTCCTAAATGGATTAAAAATTTACCTAAAAATAAATTACAAATTATTTTTGATTCTATGATGGCTGGAGATGGTGATGTTCGTTTTAGTAATTTAAGTAAAAGATCTAGATATAGTACTACTTCTCAACATCTTGCTAATGATATGTCTGAGATATGTTTAAAATTAGGTTATTTTACTAATTCTGTTTTAGAAAGAGGAAGAAAAATACAACATAAGGATATTCATAGAATATATTGGTCTGAAAATAGAAAAAATATTAAATTTAATATTAGAAAAAAATATATTCATAAAGTTGATTATAATGATAAAGTTTATTGTGTTGAAGTTCCTAATTCATGGCTTATTACTAGAAGAAATGGAAAAATTACTGTTCAAGGTAATAGTGGTAAAATTCAAGATATTAGTCAAGAATTAGAATATGTTGGTAAAGAAATTTTAGATGGATTAATGCTTAATCAGGCTCTTTTAAATGGTGAAATGACAAGTTATTCTAGTGCTCAAGTTGGAGTAGAAACATTAATTCATCGTTTAAGTAATTGGAGAAATAAATTAAAGAAATGGATTGAAAGAAGAATCTTTTTACCAGTTGCAATGATGCAAGATTTTATTGATGAGGATGAAAGCAGAAAAACTGGAGATACTGTTTATTTATATCCTAATTTTGAATGGGAAGATTTACAATTAAGAGATAAAACAAGTCAAATTCAGATCAAGATGCAATTACTAGATAAAGGTTATGTATCTCCTGAAACAGTTTTAGAAGATTTAGGTTTAGATTATGATATAGAATTACAAAAAATAAGACAAGCTCAGATAATGACTGGTGCTGGTGGTCAAGTGATGAATCAGGGTATGGCTGGTGGTGGAGGATTTGGAAATGTAGGAACTATGGGAATGGGAGGAGCACCTATAGGAGATATGGGAGGAGGAATGCCACCTGGAGGTGAAATGGGTGGAGGAATGCCTGGAGGTGACATGGGGGGTGGTATGGACTTAGGAGGAGGTGCAGGAGGATCAATGGGCGGTGCTGCTGCTAGTGCTAATTTACCTAAAATTACTAAAAGGGGTCATGGTCCTAAAGAAGAAGAGGTACAACCTGCTCCAATGCAAGAATTTAGATTAACGAAATTAGAACAAAAACTTTATAAATTATTATCAGCAATGAATGTTCCTTATCCTTTATTTGCTCAATACAATGTCAAATTAGCGGGTCAACAACAACCTTTTGTTCTTGATTTTGCTTTTCCTAATATAGGTGTTGGAGTTGAATGTTTACATCCTAATACATTAGTTCCAACATTAAATGGAACTATGATGGCTAAAGATATTAAAAAAGGTGATTTTTTAATTGGAAAAAATGGCAATCCTGTAGAAATAGTAAATAAATTTCAACATTATAAAAAAGAGAATTTATTACAAATTAAAGTTCTTGGAATGGCTCCAATTACAATAACTAAAAATCATCCATTTTTATCATGTTCTTCTAAAAAAATAAGAGTAAAAAGAGAAGAGCCAAAGAAAACAAGAACTAGAAGTTATACATCTCCTGATGTTGAGAATTTGAATTTTAATGAAGCTTCTACTTTATCTCTTGGTGATTTTTTAATTATTCCTAAAAATAGAAATATTATTGACCAAAAGAAAATTGATTTAAGAAAATATCAAGGGATCTCTCATAATGCACATAAACTTCCAAATGAAGTTTTAATAAATCAAGATTTATGTTGGTTATTAGGTATTTATGCAGCAGAAGGAAGTTCTTCTAATGGGCATTTGGAATTTTCTTTTCACATTAATGAGATTCATCTTTCAAATAAAGTTGAAGACTTATTAGAAAAGATATTTAGTGTTCCTTCTACAACTAGAGTTGTAGAACAACATAATGGTCGTATTGTTTGTTGTTCTTGTAAAGGATTATCGTTATTATTTGCTGATTTATTTAACAAGAAATCTCCAAATAAAAGAATGCCTCAAATAATGTTTAATGCAAATAATTCAGAAAAAATGACATTTATTGAAGCATATTGTGAAGGAGATGGTTGTAAACGTGCAGACGGGACAATACGAATGATATCATCATCTCAAAAAATGTTAATAGATATTCAAGCTTTATGTTTTTCAATGAATCAATTTGCAACTTTATCTAATAGTAGGGAAAAAGGTACTATTTGTAAATTTAATAGAAATGGAATTGAAACAACTCATGTAACTCAAGGATTATGGGAATTAACTTTATTAGTTACATCTTCGAAAAAGAAACAATATAGAGAAGATGATAATTTCTTTTATGTTCCGATTAAAAAAATTACTGAAACTTCTTATGAAGGAGATGTAATTAATTTTGAAACTAAAGGAAAAAATGATGATAATCACACTTATCTTGTATCTAATTTAGTTACACATAATTGTGATGGATCTATTTGGCATCAAAGAGAAGATTTTATAAAACGAGATCAAGAACGAGATCAAAAATTAGCTAATGTTGGTTGGAGAATTTTAAGATTTAAAGAAGATGCTCTTGATGACAATTTAAATCAAGTTCAACAAATTATTCACGAAAATATTGTTGATGCGATTAAGACTACTAAGAAAAAAGCAGATAATAATGGTATTATTAAAATGGCTAGTTTAAGAATTGAAGACTTAGATTATTCAATTAAAAATATTTTAAATAATCAAGCTCAAATTGTTTTAATTGGAGAAAGATTACATGAGTAATGTATATAACAATTTCAAATATGCTGGTAGACAAAGAATTAAAGATAGAGGAATTGAATGGAAAGAGCATTATGGTGAACGTTCTGACAAATTAAAAAAACGTATGGATAAATTAATAGGTCCACAAGTTTATATGAGATGGGAGGGTCATGATTATACTACAGATTCAGATTATTTTGTAGTTGTTGGTCCTGCTTTAACTAAAGAAGGATTAAAAAGATTTTTTTCAGGAATAAAGAAATTACCTGATGATCCCGATGTAAAAGTATACGCTCCTAGTGGAGAATATTTTACAACTATAACTGCTGCTTTTTCTCATGCTGATGAAAAATGGGGTATTCCTTATCCTAAAAATGTTAATAATTATACTGTAAATGATTTAGCAAATGTAAAAATTCCTCGTCATGTAAAAGGATAATTATTTTAAAAGAGGATTTTTTTATAATAACTTTAATAAATTATAAATCTATACTCTTTATAGATATTATGGAGAAATGTTATGTTAAAATGTGGACAATCAGGTAGAGATATAAAAGGTCGTAATAAATATTGTTTTGGAGGAATAAAAGAAGAAGATAATTCTTTTGTTTCTGTTCAAGAAAAACAATGTAAAAATTGTCAAGCAATGTGTAATACTGAAAATATTTTTTGTTCCAAATGTGGAAAAAAATTATAAGAAATTTTTATAAACAGTATAAAGAATGACTATTATCAATGGAAAAACAATAAAGGATTTACTGAATAAGGATTAATTATGAAAATTATGAAAACAATAAAATATAAAACAGCACAAGAAGATTGGGATATTAATGATCCTAAAGAACGAAAAAATCGATGTATGCAATGTGGTGAAGAATTAAGTTCTAGAGATAAAACATTTGAAGAAACAAGTTGTGCTAAATGTCGAGGCAAATCTGGGCAACAATTATCAGATTTTATTTAAGGAATTATAAAATATGAGTTTTAAACGTACTATTACTTTTAATACTAAATCAAAAGCTTCTCCACTAAATAATCCTAAAGATTGGGATATTTTTGAGTTGCCACAAATTGTAAAAACAGCTTCCATCACCAAAGGTCCTTCACAAGAAGATTTAGGTGGTTTTGATATCAATGCTGAACTAAAAAAACATCCTGAACATTTATATGTTAAAATTTTTGCAATTAAAAAAGAAGAAGTAAATGATAATGGTGATGCATTTTCAGAAGCAGAATTAAAGAAAGCTGCACCATCTTTTATTGGTGTTCCTTTTTTTACAAATCATCAAAATGATGATATTGAAAAAGCTATTGGAAAATGCGTACATTCTTGGTATGACAAAGAAGCTGGTGGTATTTATATTGTTGGGAGAGTAGATAAAATAGGATATCCTAAAATTGCTCGTGCTATTGAAGAAGAAATATCATGGGGTACATCAATGGGAACTTCTGTTGAATATTCATTATGTTCTGTTTGTCATAAAAGAGCATCATTACCTACCTCTTATTGTTCTCATATAGCAGAAAGAAAAAATAGAAAATTTTCAGGAGAAGTAAAATGTGCTTATCATGAAAGTGAAGATGTTGCTCCTGATGAACCATGTCCATTATGTGGATCAACTAAAACAGCAAGTAAAAATTTAAAACATGATGGAACTCAAATTTATGAACATAACTATGGTTTAAGATTTATTGAAAATAGTTTTGTAGTAAATCCTGCTTGTCATGAATGTGGGGTAAGATGTGTTTTACATGTTCCTAATATTCAAAATAAAGTTGCTTCTTTAGCAGAAAATGTTAATGGATTAATAAAATATACTCAAGATACATCTGATCAAAAACAAGCTGGTACTCATGAGCTACAATCTCTTAAGAATAGTATGAATGAAATTGAGGGTGTCGTTCAATCTATGTTAAAACAAAAAGAAAATGTATCAATGGAATTTGTATCAGATTTAGTTAAAGCTATGTCTGATGTACAAATTGTATTAGATGAATTAACAGAAATGGGATATGGAAAATTACCTTCCCCTTCTGTAGCAAAAACTTCAGAAATGACTGCACAAACACCTCAACAAATACCTCAACAAATGAATGCTCCTCAACAACAACAAAATCCTGCTTTTAATCAAGTTCCTAATGCTTCTAGTACTCCAGGAGTTGATGTTCAAGATGCCAATGGATTAGGTAGTATTACAAAACCAAAATTTTCTTCAAAAAAAATAGAGGAATATTTAACTAAAATAAGTAATTTGGTACAAGAGATGTCTAATTCTGTACCTGAATCTAGTATATTAGAAAAACAAACAAAATTATTCAATAAGAAAGCTATAGGAGATAACATGGCTAGTGATTCTAAAAAAACAGCGACAGCACAAAATAATCAAGATATTGTAACAGAAAAACAATTAGAAGAAAAAAATGAAACCATAGGTGCAAGAGAAGGGGAAACTTATGAACAAATCACAGAAAGTGATGAACAACTAGGAAGAAGTTCAGATAAAAATAATGATACGACTTCTACTAGTCCTCAAACACGTCTAGGTACTTCTGAAACTACTACAGAAGATCAACTTAGAGCTAGTGGTGAATATGTTGTACGATGGAACGAAGCTCCTGAAGTTATAACTGAAAAACAATGGACAGATTTAAGTAATCAAGTTTCTAATAAATTGTCACAAGATTGGAATACTGTAATTACTGAAGCTCAAATTGCAGACTTAATGACTTCTCATCGTTTTGTAGGTTCTCCTGAAACAATAACTGAAGATCAATTAAAAAATATTGATTTTAGTAAAGGTATGGAAAGATGGGCTAATAAAGAATATACACTATCTCTTATGAAAATGGCTTCATCAGTTTTAGCAGATATTATTTCTAGTTATCATAAATCTCCAGATAATATTGCTTCTTGTTTACAAAACATTGTTGATAATACAGAATTAAAAAATAAATATGCATTTTTATCTCTTGTTAATTCTTTACCACAAAAACAAGCAACTATTAAAAGTTTTGCATCAGATGCTAGATATTTCAAACTAGCTTCTGCTAATACTATTTCAACACAAGAAGCATTTATTATGGCTGTTGCAAATAATGCTCAATTAGGATTAAAAACAGAAGATGTTTTAGAATCTGCAATACATATCTTAAAAAATAAAACAGCAATGAATAAAGTTGAACAAATTATAGCTTCTCAAAAACAAGATCTTTTACCAAAAACTATTGATAAAACAGCTTCTTTAGATGAAGCTATAAAAGCTATGGATCGTCCTGAAGATGGTAAATGGCAAATTTTAGCTACTTTAGCTGATATTGATTCTCCTATTACTAATAAACAAGCTTTTGTTCAAGGAATTAAAAAATTAGCTCAAGAACAAATTGATGATGAATCTGTTAAAGCTGCTGTTATTAGAGTAGAAGTGGGAGAAAATGGTAGTTTAATTATTGATGTTGAAGATGGTTCTACAGATGAAATAACTCCAGAAGATATTGAAATTATAGATGTAACTAATGATAACTTAGGTGGAGAAGAATTTGAAACTGGGATAGAAAAAGAAGATCCTTGTGGTGGTGGAATTCTGGCTGAAGGAAAAAAAGAAACTAAAGTATCTCAAACTAGAGAAGAAATTGTTAAAGAAGCTCAAATGATGGGTGGAGAAATGGGTGGCCAAGGTGGTTTAAGTCAAGCTCCTGGAGCTGGTGCTTCTGTCCCTGGTCAAGCAATGGATGCTCCTCCAGTTGAGAATTTTGGTCCTCCTATGGATGATATGGGAATAGAAGGAGAAATTGAAGATGAATTAACTCCTTTACCACCAGGATCGTTATGTCCAGTATGTGGAACTAATGATTTAGATATTGTTGATGGAAAAGGAAAATGTAATAATTGTGGTTCAGAATCTGAATTTAAAGTTAATGTTGAAGTTACAAAATGGCAAGGTTTAACTCCTGAAGGTGATACATCTGAAGAAGCAGTTGGTGAAGGTACAGAAGCATTTGGTGAAGGAGAAGGTTTCCAAATGCCAGAAGGTCAAGAATTAGCTGCTAGTAGTAATCTTAAATTTAATAAATTTGCAATGCCAATTAAATTAACTCCTGAAATTATTAAATTTGCTCAAGATAATAAAATTGAAATAGGTAGTGTTAGTCCTGCAACTGGTTCTACAAATACAATTAAAATGGAAGATGGATCACGTTATTGTTTAGATACAGGAACTAGATATACTCTTGCTTTCCGTACTGATAAAAATAAAAATGTATGGGGCCAATGGTCATGGACTCCAGTTGATTCCTTAAAATTTGCATCTTGTAATACATTAAAAAATGATTTCAAGAAAGCTTTAGCTTCTGTTAAAACTACAGAACAAGATTTTAATAAATTAAGTCTTAAAGGTAAAGCTGAAAAAATAGCTGAACTAAGACAAAAAGATCAACTTGGTATAACTAAAACAGCAAGTAAACAATCTACTGTCCTTGATGAATATAAAGTAGCATTCGGTAATTGGGATAAACAATTCCCAATGACAGAATGTGTTGAAAAATTAGCACGTAGATATGGTGATGATGCTCTTTGCTTAAGTGGTCCTGATGAAGGAAATAACTTAGCAGAATCAGTATGTAGAAGATTAAAAGGTGCAAATGTTTATAGTACAAATATTGCTATAAAAGTAGCTAGTATTTGGAATTCAAATTGTGAAGACGATGAATGTTTACAAGACCAAATTCGTGCTGGATATGATATTAAAAATGCTGGTACTATTTGTAAATGTTTGAAAGCTATGGGTGCTGAACCTGTAGAATTCTTAGCTGATGAACTTCAAAATGTTGATATGCCAGAAGATAATGATATTGAAATAAATGGAATTGAAATAGATGAAGATCCATTTGGACAAGAAGAAGGTTCTATTACTTTAGAACTACCAATTAGTTTAGTAGAAGAATTAGATCGTGCTGTTGATGCAGCTATGGGTGAAGATATTTCTATGGAAGAACATCATGAAGATCCATTACCAGAAGGATCTGCTGAAGTTGAAGTAGAACCTGAAGCACTTGAACAAATTGATGAAGCTTTAGATACAACTTTAGATACAGCAATTGATGCAGAATCTAATGAAGAAGAAATGATTTCTGATATGAATGATGATATTGAAGAAAGTCCTATAGAAGATAATATTATAAATGAAAATATTCGTGAAGAAGATAAAGAAGAAGATAAAGAAGAAGAGGAAGAGGAAGAAGATGAAGATTTCCGTGATGCTACTAATATGAGAAGTCGTTTTGGTGGTGTTGGAAGTGTGAATATGGATTTAAGTAGTGTTTTACAAGCTATACAAAAACAAGCTGATTCTAAAGAAATTAAACAACAAAATGTTCAAGATTCAGAAGAAGTTAAAACATATACTGATGGAGAAAATGGCGGAATGATGGGACACGAAAAAGAAACTGTCCCTGATGCAAAAAAATGTGTAGATGTACCTCGTAATGAAGCTACTATGGGACAAGAAGGTTCTGATGCTAATCCTAAAGATAAACCTCAACCTAAAATTCCATCAAGTAATGCAACTATGGGACATGAAGACGAAGCTGGTTTGAGTGGTGGTGATGATAGATACACTGGTGGTGATCAAGGTGCTGGTAAAGCTTGTACTGCCTCTGGAGATAAAGATGCTGATCTTATGCATATGAGTGGATTTGGTTCTTCAGATGATGCTCTGACACGATTAGCTATGAATATCAAAGAAGCTGGAGAAAAGAAAATTAGTCCTAAAGCTCCTGTATCAAAAGATAAAGATATTCAACCTATACAAGATAGTAAAACTTTAGGAAATGAAGAAAAATTTGATGCTAAAGAACCTGACAATGTTGAAGGTTCTGGAAATGCATCACAAATTGGTCATGAAAATGAAACTCTAGGAGATGTGCCAAAAACACCAAAAGATCAACCTGAAATCCCTGCTGATAATCAATTATTAGGAGGAGAAGGGAAAGATAAATCTCCTGAGAAACAAACAGATATTAAAGGAACAGTCATCGCTAGAGATGTCCAATCCGAAGCTTATAGAATAGCTGGTATTATGCTCGAAAAAGGTAATATCAAGTCATCTGAACTGCAACAAAAAGTTGCTGAGTTCCAAACATATAAGCTTGCCCAATTACAAGACATAGAAAAAGCTATGTTTAAGGGAACTAAAGGATTGAATACTGTTTCAGATGGTCTTGAAAAGGCCATTATCATTAGTGAAGCTAGTTCTCTCAAAGAACGAGGGGACAATGGCTTAGTCAACAAATTACAAGGTCTTTTTAGCTTAGAGAAAAAAAATCAATTTGTTGATAACGACAAAGACAGTCAAATAAGAAATACTTATAAATAAAAAATGGAGAATTAAATTATGGCTCTTATCGTAGAATATCATGTTATCGCAGACATGTATACTGTTGGAACAGATGCAATCACTGCTGGTATGGTAGTGTCCTTAAATGCTGCTAACCAAATCGTACCTGCTCCTGTTGGATTAGTTGGAGCACCTGCTGGTCAAGCTGCTATCGGTATTGCTGGTGATTCAGCTTTAGCTGCTCAAGGACAAACAACTGCTTATTCAGCACAATTACATCTTGGTGCTGCTGGTACACAAACTCGTTGGACAAGTAATAGAGTTTCTGATTTTTACAATGAAACTGCAGCCTCGAATAAAATTACCGTGTATAACGGTGGTGGAAAATTCTGGGTCGATGAAGATTTGTTTGATAATGCATCTGCTATTGCTGCTGGTGATCTTTTAATGCCTAGTGCAACTACTGCTGGTGAATGGAATGAAGGTGCATTAACTGATGACATCATTGCTGTTACAGTGGGCTCAAATCAAGCTTACTCAAGTGGTGTTCCTGGAACCGATACTTCAGATAATTCAATTTCTTTGGGTAACTATGTTCCCTTAGTATTACGTATCTGATAATCAGTATGTAAATTGAGTTAATTTGAAAAAAATAAAAAATAACAATTTAGTCTATATTTTAAAATTAAAAATAGCCTATAAAAATGGAGAATAAAAATGAGTTTTGATAAAAATGGCCTAACCGCTCAAGAAAAAGAAACTATTATGGCACAAGCTATGGAAACACCTGAAGGTATGGTAGCTTTAGCTCAAGCAATGGTAGAACCAATTAGACGCTCTTTGGAGTATCAAGCAGTTGGACGTAAATTGCTGATGGTTGATGCTCTTCCTCAAGGTGCTTTAGCTCGTTACGAACGTGACGTTGCTGCTATAGCTTGGGTTGTGAGTCGTAGAAGTGGTGTCCCCGATCAAATCCAAGAAGGTGAAGAGATCTTAGTTCCTACCTTCGAAATTGCTGCTTATCCTCAAGTTCGTCTTAGTGAGATCAAAGCAAGAAGGTTCTACATAGTAGACCGTGCTCAAATTAAAGCTAAAGAAGCTATCCAAAAAGAAGAAGATACCAATATCTTTAATGCTCTGTTGACTGCTGCTCCTGGTAATCAACAAGTTATTAATCAAGGTACTTTGACAACTTTGGCTCTGAATGAAGCTTTTAGATTGATTGAACAACATGATTTAGTGACTGCTAAAGTTGTTGTCCATCCTAATCAATATGCAAGTATTCGTACTTTTGGTAAAGATTTTTATGATGAGGCAACAACTCGTCAAATTATCACTACTGGACTGTATGGTCACTTGTGGACTGCTGATATTCACGTGAGTTCAAGAATGGACACTGACACAGTTCTCTGTGTAGCAAGTCCTGAAACAGTTGGAGCTTTTCCAATTAGACAAGATATTACAGTCCTTCCTGCTGATGATCCTCGTAAACTACGTTTAGGTTGGGTTATTTATGAAGAGATTGGTATCGTTGTAATCAATGATTATGCCGTTTCAACTGTTACTGTAACAACTCCACAAGTATCTTAATCATAAGGACTTATAGATAGTTACCAAAAGAGTATCTCATTAATTTGAGGTACTCTTTTTTTTTGTTTTTATGATTTAAATTATTAATAAAATATTATATTATGTATATACAAAATTTTCAAAAATTATTTTATTAATTTTATTTGTATATACAAATGAAAAATATATCATATATTTAATATAGATAAACAAAGGAATTGTCGATATATTATATAATACATAATTATTAAAATATTAAAACCCTACATATAATATTTTAATACAACATTATATTGCATATAAAAAGAGTATTGTCTTTTTTCTTCAGTAGGGTTTAGAAATTAGATCTTACTCTTTTTTTTGAAATTATATAAATGAAATCTATTCAAAAAACATATCGATTTTTAAAATTTTGTCCTATTTGTAATAAAGAATATAATGAACATTGGAAAATAGTAAATCATATTCGAAAAACAAAAGATAAACAACATCAAACTTTTTTAAAACAACAAGAAAATGAAGTATTTGAATTATATCAAAAAAATAATAAAAATCGTTATTTTATAAAAGAAATGTTATATCAAACAAAAAATATATTTGCTGGTATTGATTATGGAAAAATTATTAACATATTACATAATTATCTTTCAGATACTGATTTTGATATTATAAGAAAAAATAGGATATCAATAACTTCAAAAAATGTACCTAAAACAGCAGAACATAATAAAAAAGTATCTGATGCAGTAAAACAAGCTTGGGAAAACGGAAAATTTGATACTGAAGAATGTAAATTAGCTAGACAAAGAGGATATGATAATCGTAAAGATATGAGTGGCAAGAATAATCCTATGTACGGTAAACCTTCACCTAAAGGAGCAGGTAGAGGCAAAGGAGGGATTCGAAAAGATATTGGTCATTATGTTCGAAGTACGTGGGAGGCAAATCTGTGCCGTATCTGTCAGCTTATAGGAAGACCTTATCAATATGAACCCCAAAGGTTCATAATACAAGTAAATGGAGAAGATTGCACATATTGTCCTGATTTATATTTTCCAGAAAAAGACTTATATTATGAAATAAAAGGACATGCAAAATCATCTAAACAATGGATTTGTGATTGTAAAACCTGTGTTAAGAATAGATTAAAGATACAAGCAACCATTGATAAATATAATATTAGAATATTATTGATTGGCAGAAAAGAATATGTTACAATGAAAAGAAGATTTAAAGAAAGGTTAATTAAATGGGAAAAGTAGATAAGAAAAGTAACATTTTGTTACGTGTCACAGAAGACGAAAAAGCTTCTTTACAGTTAAAAGCATCTCTTTTTGATTTAGATGTTAGTAAATTACTTCGTAAAGGAGCTTTTTCTTATTGGAAAGATTCACAAAATACAGAACATTTTAAAAAGTTACTTAAAATATATCAAGATGGTAATGAAATAATTAAAGAAAAAGTTGTCACTTTATTATTTAATTATTATAGAGAAATTGGATTTCCTTACACTACTTTGACTGATGAAGAAAAAATCAATAGAATAAATAGAATCGTTAACTCTAAAAATATATTATTAGAAGATAATTTATTACAGATGAATGCTCAAGGTATAGAGTTAGCTAATTGTTACCATCCTCATATGATGGAAGCTTATTATAATACTGGACATAATTCTCCAATTCAGACTTTTAATGATGATGAAGGTTTGAAAGATTGTATTAATAGATGGTTAGAGTTAGATAAGACACCTAATCATTCTGGTATGAGAAGAATATTAAAGACTCGTAATGGTACACGTGGAGTTATTAATTTTAAGCCTGTTATTGCTAAATTCATATATGATACATATGTTCCTAAAAACGGAAAGATATTAGATCCTTGTGCAGGTTATGGTGGGAGATTATGTGGATGTATTGCATCTAATAGGGGTTTATTTTATCATGGTATAGATCCTAATGCAAAAACAGCTATAGGTAATATGAAATTAGCAGGATTTTTTGATTCTCAAGAGAACACTTATGATGACGTTTTTAATCAACATAGTAAGAGATATAATTTTAATTTCAGATTTGATTTAGGTTGTGCAGAAGAGGTTATGCCTAATTTACATGAAAAATATAATGTAATATTTACGAGTCCTCCATATTTTGACACAGAAATTTATGATAATGGATCTTCTCAAAGTGTTCAACAGTATGATAATTACCAATTATGGTTAAATAAATTTTTATATACCATTATTAATGAAAGTAAAAGATTATTAGTTGATGGTGGAAAATTAATTATAAATATTAAAAATTTAGCAAAAGAGAAGATATCTGATGATTTATGTGAATATTGTAAAAAAGATTGGAAATTAGAGAAAACATATAATATGAAATTAAGCAATAGTGAATATAGAAGAAATGATGAAAATTGTTTTCATACTGAGCCTATTTTTATTTTTGGGAAAAATCGATATAATAATTAAGGAGTATATTTTATAGATCTTAAAGAAATGAAAGAACAGTTAATTGAATGGATAGAAAGTATGAAATTTGGTTATCGTGATTCAAATTTATATTTACATGAAGATATTGAAGAAAAAAAAAATTGTAGTAAAATTATATACTGAAGAAAATATATATTCTATAATAGCTACTGAGAATGGATATTTAGGTGCTCTAGTATCTCGTCGTAAACCTGAAGCAGGAGAAAGTTGGAATAGAGGCAATGATTTGGCTGATGGTGAATTTTCAGAAGAAACATGGTTTAATATTTTAAGTGATATAGTTGGTCATGAATTAGTAAAAATACATAAACCATTAAAAGATATGTATGAATATTTTAAATAAGAAAAAAAATGGATTGAACATATAGGGGATTTAATTTATATGGAAATGTTTTTACATTATAAAGTAAAAGAACCAATAAAAAAGGAGAATTATATTAATGATTGAAAAAAAATTTACAATTGAAGAAAAAAGAAAATCTATGGATGATTTGCACAAAGAAGTTAAGAAAGAGATAAAAAATGGTACATATA